GTAAAAATTAGCGGTACTAGAAGGAATTGGTTGAGTCAGTGCATTAATGGCCGGCAAATTTGCATTTGTCTGAATTGTTTTAAATGCTTCACCCAGTTGTGGCAAGGTACTTTGATCAATCCCTTTGATCTGCTGAAGGCTAACCTGCAGGGCTTTGTTTGCCAGAGCAAGGTCTGCTGGTATAATAGTTTTGAGTCGGTCGTAGGCAATCATTGTGCAGTTGAACTTAGTACGTACTTGGGCAGGTATTGCACAAGATTTTGATTAACTGCACCACTAGCAGTGTAGATGGCTCGCAGTACATTAGTGTTTCCTGGAGTTGCATTTGGTCCAGTTAATACATTAAATGTTTTGACTGTTAAACTTTGATAACTGTTGGGGAATAACTTTATAGGATTCAATAACTCGGCCATATTCTTAACATTGTTTCCTTTGTAAGTAGTTACAGTATTAGAAGGAACAACACCGCCTACTGGCGCCCATGTAATGACTTTGTTGCTAATAGTTACAGACCAAGCAGCGGCAGCGGGATTTTCAAACACATGACCTATTAAAATTCCAGATTTAGTATGATCGTACCAGATATTATAATCATATACCAATGGTTGGTCATAGATTACTGTGGTTCCTTGCATGATCTTGTATCCAGTGTAACTCTTGCCGTCTGCTGTTATTTCACTTATCACAGTAAATTTATATTCAACTCCATCGAGTAATATAGGATTGGCACCATTAGTGTTAGGCAACAATGTATTTCCGTAATAAAGAGTACCATTCGGAGCCTTGGCCACACCTGCCCAGAATGATTCAATTTGTGTAGATGGGTATGCTGGGTTAGGAGCAAATGGAACGTTGGGTGGTAGTGGAGGAACTGTAGGTGCGGGAGCAGCACTCACATTACCGATGACCATACCCTGTCCTTGCACATAGCCGTTAGCAATTGCAGCATTATTGCAACGAACCACTACTGCAAAATGTCCTCCGGGATTTTGAGCAAAGTAATTGGTAGAGTTAAAGGTAAACTCAAATGTACATCTACCAGCGGCAGAATTATAGTTATTGGTAATTGTAGATTGCAGTTCATATCTATCAGTGGCCGGACTGGTATTATCAAACACCCATAACGATGAATCATCTGTTATACCTGCAGATATGACATTTGATGTTGTTGCCCCAGGAATTGGGCCAAAATTATAATTACCACTGGAATTTAATACAGGCACAATATCAAATATAGTTAATATATTTTTCAAATCTGTGCCAGTGACATTTTTCATGGCTGTGTAAATTTGTTTTTGCACAGAATCCTCAACTGACTCTCCGATGGTAGGCAATTTATCTATGTATTCGGCTGTTAATCCTGCTTGAATTAATACAGTACTTAACGCAGGGGTTATTCCGGCAATATTGGTAAATTGTTGTAGCAGGGCCAATGGGCTTCCAAGATTGTTTAAATTTGTTAAATCTATTAGTCGACCCAATCTGGATAGATCACCACCAAAAGGTACGGTGGCAGCATTGATATCAGTCAAGCTACCTGTACTTAAACTATTCATGCTGGTAAAAGTACTACCTAAATAATTTTGGCTATTTTTAGCTGAATTGATATATTGGTTGGTTGTGTTTGTATATCCAACTGCTCCAGTAAAAATTTGTCCAAAAATTGATGCATCACCGCGACCAATTTCTCGTTCTGCTAAATCAAGTACAATGCCTCCCATAAATCCGTTGTATGGGTTCCAAGCATCTCCCCATGCTGCTTGAATAGGAGCCAGTTGTGCTGCTGGAATACTGTCAGTTATTGCAGGACAGTTAGTGGCTGTCAACTGAGCAAGTTGAGAACCAACTGAATTCGGAACGTTGGCACCAGGTAGCCCGGCTAATGCATACGTTAGATTCAGTATCACTGGCAAGTTGAGATAGTTAGTCGCAGGTGTAAGCATCTGATCAACTACATAAAATGTATTCCCAGTATCGCTAAGTTCAGCTGTGGCAGTTAATTGTAATGAAGTGACTATAGCTGGCATTTTATCCTCCGGCAAATACCGTTGGTGATCCAGTGGCAATAAATGTGCAGAAAGTCAATGGATCTCCTAGTCGAGCAATAGGAAGACCATTGACAAATACAGATGTGCTGCCAAAAGAAACAGCAGCCACGTGAGGGAAACATTTTTTAGCATACGTTAAATGAGGTGTGCTTATACTGCCCAAGGTTGCCACAGGCTTGCCATTAACAAATACATTAGGACTGCCTGTGGCAATTGCATAAGGGGTGCAATGTGGTACACCTAAACTACCCACTGTTGCTACTGGTCTCATCTGATATCTCCAATAATCTTAAAAATTTACCTTGCCACGAATCAATTTCTTCGTGTTGTTCGTGTGTATGTGGCTCCGGTGGTATTTCCGGTAAGAACTCAATCAACGCTTCAAACTTGTCTGGTATTTGATCATAATCATCAAATGTCAGCAGTTTTCCTTGTTTCATTATAACAAAACGATGCCCCATAGGCAGTATTTACCTGCACAAATGGGGCTGATTTAAAAGCTATTAAACTAGTTTAATGCCAGTTACGCTTTGCGTGTATTGATCAGCTGCGGATTTGTCAGTGGGTAAAACTACCATGACGTTGTTCTTGTTTAAGGGAACATCAGTATCAGAACCCACTGTGATCATGTAGGGCATCATGCCCACGCCTTGCGGGCCCATAGTAAGCACCATGGGACGACTTACTTTATAATGAGTACTAGTTTCCTCCACTAATTTGGCAACAATTTCTTCACCAGCTTGTGTTTTGATTGTAACGACTTCGTTTGGGCTTACGCCTTTGTTAATTAACATTTAATCTCCGTATCCGCCAGCTGTCTCTTCGATATAGCGGCGTAGTTCTGTGAAACCACCAACAAGATTATTGTTGATGATGATTTGCGGTAGTGTGCGAGCTGTTGGCACAGCTTCTAATAGTTGTTCTTTGGTCCAGTCATGCTGGATGTTACGTTCTTCGTACTCAATACCTCGAGATTCCAACAGTGCTTTTGCTTGAACGCAGTAGGGACATTGGTCTTTCGACCATACAATTGTTTTCATTTTATTTTCCTTTTTATAATTCTGGTAACTCGTCATAGTCTAGTTGGTCGGACATCACCCCAATCACGTAATTGGTTGACTCTGTTTCTTGTAAGGCTGACTGTTTGTTGCTGGTATTCACATGTTTGTTGAACCACGGAATAGGTGTAGTCTTAGGTGCTAGCGCCTGATACTTGATACCAATTTCATGTAATGCACCGCGAGCTGTGTAGTCCACAAAATCATTTAGAATATTTGCGTTCAATCCAATAACAGGGCCAAACTTAAACAAGTACTTGGCCCATTCCTTTTCTTCGCGAATCACATCCATATACAAGGCATACACTTCAGCTTCACATTCTGCTTTGACAGCAGCAAATCGAGCATCTTCTTTGACCACTTGATTGATAATCCACCCAGTCCATTCTTTGTGCAGGATTTCATCCTGAAGGATCAAGCTGATAATGTTGCCATTGCCAATGAAGATACGATTCTCAACCATGGCCAGACTGGTGGCAAATGATACCATGAAGCGGAATGCTTCTAGTGCATAACTGGCATGTAATGCCATGTATATTGCCTTGATATGTTCTTGTTCAGTAACTTCTAAATCAAGTTCTTTACGGCAGTTGATAACGTGTAGTGCATCATAGTAGTTACCAACACTTGACGCCATATCCACAATCTCTTTAGTGTCGTGGATTGTATTAAACACATCCTTGGGCACGTTGTAGATATTGCGAATGATGTGACTGTAACTGCGACTGTGAATGTTTGTTTCAAAGAATGTCCAGTTGTAGATCAATGCTTCAATCTCAGGCAAGCTAGCCACAGGCATGAACACTTGACTGGGTGCTCGCCCTTGCAAACTATCAAGTGCTGTTTGTCGCAACAGGTTTGATGTAAAGATATGCTTGACAGTGTCACTAGCATCTTTGAAGTCCCCGGCATCTTTGGTCAACGAAATCTCTTCTGGAACCCAAAAGAACCCACGTGCCTCTTGTTCAAATTTTACAATCTTGTTGTATTTGACTTCTTCAAATCGTTGGATAGTAACTGGTCCTGCTGGATCCAGAAACATCTTTCTATTCAAGTAATCTGTTTTAGTAGTTAAATTATATTGTTCTTTACTCATATTTTACCAATGTCTAATTACGCCTGCTACAATGAACATATTTGTGACTATGTAGCATAATACAATAAAGCTGCGAATGATTGCAACCTTATCTGCTTCTTTATCATCTAACCCAAATTTATCCCCTAGGGCCTTGGCCCACAGTCTCCACCACTTTTTCATGAATTATAACTTGCAACTTTCACAATCATCTTCGAGACTAAAGTCGATCTGTTCAAGTGGTGTATTAGGAGTGATTTCATCCACTGCCTTTGACCCTTGCTTATTCACGAGGCTATAATAAAAAGTTTTTAGGCCCCATACATGAGCCTGCATCAAGTTCTTGGCAATTAGCGTAGTTGGAACTTTGCGGTCGGCAAAGTGTGCTGGGTTATAGAATGTGTTTGTGCTGATGCTTTGATCAACATACGCTGCCAATACCGCGGCTGTACGCAGGTATCCATCACAATCTTTTT